TTAGCCGCTCGCGCGCCGTGGTACATATAGACGAACTTCGCTCGTCGGTACATTTCTGGACTTGATGTAGTCGCGGGTCTGATCCTCATTCGTATGGGCGGCTGCCTCCTTCAGCGTCTCGATGTCGTATCCGGCGTTCTCGGCGTCCGTCAGCGCCATCGCGCGGATGTCCTTGACCGTGTACCGGACGTCTTCCAGGCCGGCCCGCCTCTTCGCCACCTTCCATGCCTTCAGGACGGTGTTCGCCGCATATGCCTTTCCCTGCTTCGTGTGGATCACGTGCACGCCCTTGATGCGGCCGATGCCGCGCGCTCGCTCGAGCACCGCGTCAATCTCTGGCGTGATCGTGAAGTCGACCGATACCCCGCTCGAATCCTCGGTCTTCGAGGGGCGGAAGTGGATCACGCCGGCGGCGCGGTCAACCCATGAGCAGCTGTCCGGATCGCGCGGGTCGGCGGTCCACCGCAGATTACGGATCTCGGTTGAGCGCTGGGCGGTCAAGTAGCATAGGTCGATGAAGCACTGCATCATCGGGCCGGTCGGCACGCTGGCGGTGAGCCGGCGCCCGCCGCGCTCGTACGTGAACGTGAGCATGCATTCCCTGATCGCGGCGAAATGGTCGCCCGTGATCAGCGTCGAGCGCGGCTTCGGCTTCTTCAGCTTCACGTCGCGGCATGGGTTCGTCGTCAGCAGGCGCTGGTCGATGCACCAGTCGAAGAACCCGGACAGGAATGCACGCATCACGCGCTGCATGTGCGGCTTGTCCTTCCAGTTGTCCCGGAGGAACTGGCGGACGTAGGGCACGTCCATCTGATCGATGTCGACGTCCGCGAACCCGCGCTTCACGTAGCGTCCGTAGGCCGGCCACGCCTTTTCCTTGTGGTCCTTCTCGTGCAGCCGTACGTACTTGTCGACCAGGTGTGGGATGTTGCCCGTGCCGTCGATCTGCTCTATCTTCGCCTTCTCCGCGGCGAGCCGCTCGAGCATGCGCACCTCACCGTCCGAGACGCGGCACAGGCGCTTCCAGCGTTCGGTGTAGGGCTGGACCCAGTAGTACGAGCCGTCTCGGACGTAGACGCGGAGCGGCAGCTTTCTCTTCGGGCTCATGCAGCTCGGTGGACAGATCGGAGGGCCGGCCGCTCGCGCGTGCCGGGCGCATCGCCGGCGAGGCCGGCTTTCTTCGCCTGGAGCGACTCGAACGTCGACCAGGTCATGATCACGGCGCCATTCGCGGCCGTGACGACGTCGATCCCGAACGTCGCCTTGAACCACTCGGCCTGTTTGCCGTACCGCTTCTTGCCGGTCACACGGACGAGATCGGCTTCGCTCAAAAGGCGTTCGGTCATGATCCGATCCTCCGGAATTCGATGCGCCACACCCACGGGTTAGCGTCCCAGCCGTGGCCGCGCGCGGCGTTCAGGCCGTCCCACAGATCATGAAAGGCGCGGATGCTCGGCGGCCGATAGGCGCCAGCGCAGTACCCGCGCATGTGGTGGTCTTCAATCGTCACGCCCTCGGCGCGTGCATCAGGCTCGCTGATGCTCTGCAGGCGCTCGGCGCGCACGCCGGTGATCTCGAGCGTGATTCGCGATGCCCAGCGCGGCATGTGAATCGAAGGGCGCCAGCGCTGGACGAGTTCATCGTCGAACGTCACGAACTCCGGTGCTGCGCCGCCGTCGGCCGCGTACTCGCAGTACTTCGGCGAATGGAAGTCCGTCCGGCTCTCGAGATATGCGTCGCGTTCGCGATCTTCAATGAGCGGCCCTTGCCACGTCTCGCGAACCCACAGCCTGTCGCCGGGCTCACCGTAAGGTGATTTGCATCCCCATTCGCCGTCATCGCTGAACGCGCCGAAGATCTCGGTGCCAGGTGCTTCCTCGCCGTGCCGATCGACGATCGTCGGGTGGTAGTTCGATATGGTGATCGGCGCGACGTCGTCGGGCGGCTGGTGCTTCATAACGCGCCGCGTCTGCGTCTTGCGGCCTCCGAGGATGGCGCGCACCATCGGGCCGCTGAAAAGGATCGGGCATTCTTTCATCGTGCCTCCGGGAATTCGTTGTGTGTGCGGCCGTCGAGCAGCCGGCCGGCGGCGCGCTTGCCAACGCGCAGGAATTGCTGCGTGCCGAGCGTGGTCATCCGAAACCGGCCGCCGAGCTCGCGATCGCTGCCGTCGTCCGCCACGCCATAGCAATCACCGTCGGTCTCGACAGGCAGCCACTCTCCCCATTGCTTGAACAGGAACGGCACGCCGGCGCGCGCGCACTGGTCGCGCAGGTCGGCCGCCCATGCCGGATGCATTGGCCGCGCGCCAGCGCCGCTTTCGCCGCCGGCTATCACCCAGTCGAGCGTCGGAGGCATGATGTAGCGGGCTGGCGTGTCCACGTTCGGCATCACACAGCCAAAGCGGCCGCGCGCGGGATTTCGGTCGATCCAGTCTGCGTGCAATTCCACGGGGCCGAGCAGAGGCTCCATCGACAGGAAGCGTACGCGCGCCGGCACCGCGAGCAGCTTCGGGATGTCGCGGTCGGCCTCGGCCTGGTTGACGACCGTCGCGCCGAGCCAGACGTTATCCGGCAGCCGGTCGATGCCGATCCCGCGCAGCATCTCCGCGACATTGCCGATTCGCTTCGTCAGCAGCAACCAGTCGAGATTCGGCGTGCTCGCGATCAGCGCGAACAGGTCGCGACGCCACGCCGGATCGACCGCGTTGTCGAACACGTCCGCGAGCGACGCGCAGAACACGCGCTGGCGCCGGCCGTGCGCGGCGAAGAACTCGGCGTGCCGCGCATTCCAGCGGATCGGCTCGCGCCAAGTCGCGGCCGACGTGCGGACGCGCTCTCCGTGCACCCCCCAGACGACCTTGTGCAGGCGCGTGTCCATCAGGTGCTCGGCGTAGCAGTTGTCGCATCCGGGCGATACCTTCGTGCAGCCGATGAACGGATTGAAGGTGTGATCCGTCCATTCGATTTTGCTGTTCTCGCTCATGGTCTGTTGTCCGCGCCGCAGTGACGGCAATTTTCAAGGTATCGCTGTCGATCGCTGACGAATCGGCCACAGCCCGAGCAGTTGAGGGTGTACGCGCGCGGGAGCTTTCGCTTGGGCTGCAGGACGATCCCGGTGCCGCGTAGCGCCTCGTCGCGCCTGATGTACTGCACGTCGACGGCCGGGCGCGTCTTGGCGTCGATGTACTCCTTCGGCCACAGGATGTCCGTCTCGCGGGTGTTGTGGTGCTGCTGCGCGTCGCCCCTGGTGAAAAGTCGAGCTTTGCGCAGATCGGTCGTATAGCCGTCGGGATCGGCCCACCACATCACGTCATTGCCGACGAACGAACGGCTGTCCTGAAGGTAGAAAAGAGCGGTCATATCTGGATGTCCACGTACTTAGTGATGAGCCGCGCGTCCTCGCTGTGGTGCCGGCGATAGACGATACGAATGCCGCCGCCGAGGTCGAGCGGCCGGCCGCGGCCGTTGTCGTCGTTGATCTCGGCCTGGTGGTCGCAGCAGACCGCGCGCAGTGTGTCGGCGAGGGCGACGGGATCGGCCAGCAGCCGAAGCAGAAAGTCGTGGTTGATCTCGATGATGGTTCGCGTGCTCATGCCGCAAGCTCCTCGTCGTCGACATCCATGGGCTGCTGAAAAACGCGGCCGCGCTCGCCGACTGGGATCGTCACGAGACCCGCCGCGGCGAGGAACGGATTGCGTTTCATGGCGGCGCGTGCCGCGCGAGCGGCTTCGGTTTTGATGGCGGCCGGGCACGGTACGTCCGGCCCGGTGCCGACCGCCCAGACCGGCCGCCACTGAGCGCGGCCGTCGGGCGGGATCCAGTCGACGATCTGCACTTCGGTGCGGTGATTCGTCAGCAGCTCACTGACGCGCTGCTGCGAGACGCCACAGCGCTTCACCAGCTCGCGAACCGACAGGGGCTCGTGCTCGAGGATGGCGCGCATGCGGTCCCATGCCGGCGCAGCAACCGTCTTGTAGTTGCGCGGCGGCCGAGTCACCTTCAGCACCGTGGTGGCATAGGTCTGCACCGACTTACGCGAATGACGCGGAAACGCTGCGTACAGAGCCTTGGCCGGGATGGGAGAGGGATAGAGGCGGGCGAGCAGGCGCGCCTCGGCGGTCGTCCACAGGTTGTGTGTCGACGTCGTCATGCTACGATTCCTCCGGATTTTTCCAGCGAACACCAGATGAAGACGGTTTTCCTGATGCGTGGGTACGAGATGAACTGCACGCCACGCCCGACAGACGACGGCAAGTTCGCCGCACAGGTCGAAGTGACGAAGGTGGGATTTAGCCGCGAGGCGGCGTTTCGGAGACTCGGCGCGTTCGAGACGGAAGCTGAGGCAGTCGCATATGCGAAGGCGTTTTCGGGAGAGTGGCTCAGTCGCTACCGTTAAACGTCGCTTACGGTTGCCATTCGAAAACTATAACTTTGGGGTATTGCATTAATTCACTTCCGCCCTATGATTGGGAATCAGCAACTTAATTGGAGAAAGAAAGTGGCTGATGAATCACTCAATACGAGGATGGAGCGAGGGCGATCCGCATACTTCGCTCTGTTAAATGCGCGTCGCGATTCGAGTTTGCTCATGCTGCGCATATGCCGTGGAGACAAACCGGCGTTGGCTCTATACGAGCAGGCAGTTATTCGAGAAATGCAAGCTGCCGCTCGATTTTCATCCGAATACCCTGTTGGCAGGCACGGGCTTGCCCATTGGAGGGGATAGTCGGCTGTCGCGATTGACGCGAGGATCAGCGCATCGAGCTTCTGCTACTTGCTCATGATGGCTCTCCAGACACGGTGCAGGCGGTGCACACGCCGCGCCATTCGCCGGTAGCGTCGTGCACGTCGCCAGTGCCGTCGCAAGCAGAGCAGCGCGGCGTCAGCTCCGGATACAGCTTCTCGCGCAGGTTGTCAGGCAGCCAGGCCGCGCGGATCGTGAATACTTCGACGTCGGTCAGCCTCATTGGATTTCGCCCGCGCTGATCGCGTCGACGGCCTCGATGAACTTCCGATGCTCGTTCTCGCGTGCCCACCATGCGAACATAACGTATCGCTTGACCCACATCTCGGACGGTGTGTCAAAACGATCCGCGCCCGTAAGATTCGGGCTGGAGAACGCCACGGGTTGCTTACGTTGAATCGCGCGGCGCTGCGTGCGTTCGACAAATACCTCCGGCTCACCGTTCTTCATCAGCGCTCGCCAGCGCATTCCGTCCCGCTGATCGTCGGGCGCAGCCTCGGCGCGCGGCTCTGGCTGGTAGGTCAGACGGTCGTACATCGCACGCAGAGCTTCGTCGGTCGGCTCGGTCATGAGCATTACGACCACTTCGCACGGACTGCCGTGGATGCGGCTGACGCCGTGCACGCGTGGAATCGACGCGGCTGCGCGCGGCTCCGCCTGGCCCGGATGGGTGGCGAATACCTTGCGAAGCTCATTGATCCAGCGTTCCGAATCACTTGTCGTGCGCGCGAGCATGTACAGCGCGAACGCGCGCTCGGTCGTCAGCCCCTCGCGGGCGCCTGCCAGTTCGGCGGCGTTTCGGATCACCTGTTCGACGCCAGCAGATCCCGCTTCACGCCATGCTTCGCCGATTTCGTCGCGCGTCAGAATGGCAGTCTGCGCAGCAAGCCGCGGGGCGGAGTAGACGACGCGTGCCAGCGCCGGATCGCTCTTGACGCGCTCGTAGTACTCCCGCGTCGTATTGAGCCATGCACCTTCTTCGGTGAGGATCTGGTAGATCGCCACCGATTCCACCGCCTGCGCGGTGGTGCTACGGTAAAGCGCATGCTCATACGGACGCACTGGCGAAGCCTCGGCGCCGCCATTCGCGAGCATGCGCTTCGTCTGCTCATCGGCGATTACGCGGCCGTCGTCGGTTTCCCATGCGCGGACACCTTCCGCTCCCGTCTCGTTGGCAGAGGAGGCGCGGGCTTCGTCGCGCTCGTTGATGAGGTCGCTGACGATCTCGATCGGCGAATCGTTCCAGTGGTAGCTGGGCGCCATCCGCGCGATCTGTTCGAGCAGCGCGTAGCCGATGTTCGCCATGTCAGCGATGGTGTGCTGCGCATCTGGCTCGAAATCGAGGTCGTCGACGCTGAACGCCGGCCGCTCGGGCGCCGTCGCGGGTGCGGTAGGAGCAAACGCACGCGCCTCACGTTCGGCCAGTTCAAGATCGATGCGAGCGATCCCTTGTAAGTTGTGCTGCATGGTCGGCGCTGCTGCGGGCTGCGCGACGCGGAAGCCGTTGAACATGTGCGCGATGAACTCGGTCAGGATGAAACGGTCGTCGGCGTTCGGCTCGCGCGAATCATTGTTTTCGCCGACGATCTCGAATGTTTCGATTGCGGCGAGTGCGATTTGCGCCGTGATCGGTCCGGGCTGCTCGACAGGCGATGCGGCGAGAACGTCGCGAACGGCCGCAACGAAGTTCGTTTCTGCTTCGACGTTATGCCCCGGCTTGAAATGCTTGTAACCGAGTTCGAGAATCTGATCGTCCGTCAGCGCATGGGGGCGGTTCTTGACTGTGTTCATGGTCGAATCCTTACGCGGTCGCCGCCATGGGCGTGAAGAGGGGAAGCCATTCATCGAGCACGGTGACCGCGTACGCACCGCGGCCCGGCTTCGATTCGACGTGCAGGCAGTCAACGACCCCGAGCGCGGCAGTTTCGGCGTCGGGGCGCACGGTGCGCCAATGCAGGTGCTTCACCGTTTTTTCGTCGAGGCACGCGACACGCCCGTCCCAATCCGCGAGTGCCGCTTCACAAGCCGCCAGGAATGCCGCGGGGTCATGGTGTCCGCGCGCCCAGCACTGGATCTGGCAACTGTCGTCGGCAGCGTAGTCGATCTCGACCTCGATCGACGCCATGTTCTCGCTCACTTTCGAACTCGTCTCATTGCCGCCGGCGGCGCGCGCGTCGACAATGCCGTCGGCGACCGGGACAACCTCCGTAAAGGTGCTGTCGGTACTGTCCAATTCCCGCCGCTGTTGCGCCGCCTCGCTCGCCTGTTCGGGAGCGGGGCCTTTTCCGTTGTGGGTGGTCATCTTTCGTCTCCAGATTCAAGCGCGCCCGTGTCGCGCCATGCATACGGTGCGCGCGGCTCCGAAGGGCCCGGCAGAGGCGAGTGCTTCGGCTTCGCCGCCTGCTTCGCGCGGATTTGCTCGATCATGGCCGGTACGCCGATGCGCGCGAGTTCCGTCTCGCCAGCGGTGTGCATGCACAGGCCGTTCGCCAGGCACAGCGCGGCGAGCGTGACCATGACGCCGCCGACCTCCTGCGTCGGCTCGCCGACGGGCCGCGACCAGGTGTAATCGACCAGCGCGTGTGCTTCCTCGCGCGTCATGCCGCACGCCTGCACGAGCTCGCCGGCCTCCTCGAAGAACCGATGATTGCGCTCGAGCTTGTCCGCCGAGATCTCGGCGCCGAAGCACGCCAGCATCCACGGTTGCACGCGATGTTGGAAAGGTGCCGGCGCGGGAGGCTGCGCGCCCGCGTAAAGCATCGTTCCCGGCGCCAGTCTGGCGATGTCGCGATGGCGCCAGGCGATGCCATTGATGCCGCCTACGGCGCTGATGCGCGCCACCGGTTCCGCAGCGTCCGCGACGGCGCGCTCCCGTCGGCAGGAGCCGTCCGTTCGCTTTTCGCAAGGGCTCACGCCGCTGCACATGCACGGCGTCGGCACACCAGCCAGCCGCGCGCGCAGCCACGTCGCGACGTCTTCACCCTGCTGGCATCCGAATTCGCTGCAGATGCCATGCAGCAGGTTGAGGTTCACGCGCACCGCGTTGTAGACCCAGCGGGCGATCGGGCGCAGCAGGTCGCCGTCCTGCTGCGGCTCGATGGCGTCGAGCAGGTCGCGCACGATCTTGACGCTCGCCGAACTGTCGTTTGTGAGTTCGTCGATGTTGTCGCCGCCATGCTCCGCGTCGTAGTGGTGGCGGATGAACTCGCGCAGCTGGTTGACGGTATAGCCGCCGTACGTGTTGGTGGTCATTGACGTCCTCACTTGACGGAGATATCCGGCACGATCACCGAAGGCTTGAATACCACCTTGTAGTGGTAGGTGCTCGCCGGAGCGGGCTCGAGCTGCTCGATGAAGTACGTCATGTTGTTCGACAGTCCGAGGAAGTGCTTCTTGTATTCGTTCGGACCGGTCTTGCAGATGATCGCGAGCTTCGTGTCGGTGCTGGAGTTGTCCTTAGAGCAAAGGCCCTCGATGGTCAGCATGTACTCGCCAGTGAACCCGTTGTAGAACACGATGCGACGATTGATCTGGAAGTTGTCGGCGGCCGCCGACAGGTTGTTAGATGCCACGTCGGCATCAGAGCACCCGGCAGTTGCCGCGATGCTGCCAACAACGGCGGCAACGATCAGCAGCCGAGCGGAGGCGTTCGAGTGATGGGTCATGGTGTGAGCCTTGATGGTCATGCAAATAGGTCACCCTGTTTCTTGCCGCTCGATTCCGCGAGGTGCGTAGGGCAGAAGTGGGTATCGGCGCGGACCAGATGCGCATGCGCCGCGCACAGGTGCCGATCGCATGTCTTGCCCGGCTTCGTTTGGAAATCGCAGAGGAAGTCGCTCGGCGCGTCGCAGCCGTCGACCGAGCAGCGACGCGCGCGCTTACGACCTCGCGTGCAGATGATTCCGGACGTGCCGCCGGGAAGGCGAAACGGGGTGCAGGGCATCAGGTGCCTCCGTTTTAGAAGGTCTGCGGCGCGACGGCCAGCGCGATCGCGATCGGGCGCACCCAGACCGGTGTCGACGAAAGCTGGAACGTCTCACCGGATTCGGCGAGCAGCAGCGTGGTGCCCATAACCTCGGCGATTGCCTGCGCGGCGTCCGGCGGTACGGCGTTGCCGATGCGCTCGCGCCACGCCTGGTCGGACAGTCCGTCGAGCTCGAGATACTCCTCTGGCTCGACGAGCGATTGCAGGACGGCCAGCTCGAGCGTGGTGAACGGGCGGTGCCACGTGCCGTCGAGCGCGCGGATCACGGCGACGGTCTTCTCGTTCGCCGCGGGCATGCGCGGATCGGCGACGGACCAGCGGCCGTTGTCGTGGCCGGCGGCGGCAGACACCGCGCCGCTGTGCTGGTCCCAGCTGACCACGCCGTAGTGGCCGCCGGTCAGGTACGCGTCGCCGCGCTCGCGGCGCATGCCCGGGCGCGGGTCGGCCACGGCGTACGCGCCTTGACCGCTGTCGCTGCGCGCGATGACCGTGCCGGCCGGCTCGTCGAAGCCGGTCACGCGGTACTTGCCGGCGCCTTCGAAACCAGTGCTCGCGCGGGGATCGGCGACCCCACCACCGCCCGATGCCTTGAACTCTCCTGTCACGGTTCCTGAATGGTCGTCCCACGAGACGATCCGATACGCGTTCTTGTGATACTCGGCGGCGGGGCGCGGATCCTGCACGCATTGGCCGGTCCCGTGCGCGCTGGTGACGGCGCCCGCGGTGTCGCGCCACGGGATGATGCGGAATTCGTTGTTGTGCTTGGCCGGGCCTTGGTGGCGCGGGTCCGCGACGCTGAAGGTGCCTTGCCCGGGCGACTTCTGGCCGGTAATCGTGCCGGCGTGGTCGTTCCAGTCGAGTACGCCGTACTGCTGGTATTGCGCGGCGTCGGCGGGCCCGCGCGGATCGGCCACGCTGAAGGCACCGTTCGTCGGCAGCGACTCGCCGGCGACGGTGCCGGCCGGCTCGTTCCAGTCGACGACGCCAAGGTGGCCGCCGCGGCGCTCGGGCACGATCAGGTAGTCGCGCAGGTGGCCGTTCTCGACCGCGAGCTTGTTCAGGCTGCGCCAGTCGCTGCCCGCTTCGACGAAGGCGAGGCGCACCCACGTTTTCCACTGCAACGACGGCACGCGGTGCATCGGGCCGGCCGTCTCGACGTCGCCCGGCAGCGGCATGCGGCCGAGCAGCGTGCCGACGCCCTGCAGGCGCTTGACTGGCGGCTCGTACAGGCACGCCGGCACCTTTTCCATGTGCCGCGCGACGAGCAGAAATCGCTTACGGCTCTGCGCCAGCCCACCGATCACGCCGCAGTCGTGCGTCGTTTCGTTGACCGCGTAGCCGTAGTGTCGAAGGATCTGGCCGATCTGATCGAGCAGGTGGCGGCCGCGCGTCGCGAGCCGCGGCACGTTCTCGAACACGATCAATTCGACCGGGTCGTCCTTCCAGGCCTCGCACATCAGCCAAACACACCGGAGCGTCAGCTCGTTGAGCGCCTGGTACTTCGGCGTGCGCGCCTTGCTCTCCGCAAGCAGGCCGGAAGCCCCCTTGCACGGCGACGAGATGAACACGCAATGCGGATGCTCGTTGCCGGCCGCGCGCTGGATATCTGCCGGCGTCGCTTCGCGCCACCCGGGCGGCGGTTCCTTTTCGTGATACGCGGTGTACTGCCCGCGCGTCATCAGATCCATCACCGTGCACGGAGTGCCGAGCAGCATTTCGAAATCGCGCGCCGCGGCGGGATCGACGTCAACGCCGCCAATGCAGCGCCACGTCGCGGTCATATTGCCTACGCGCGAGGTGGCCTTCTTGAAGCCCTTCGCGCCACCGCCGATCCCGCAGCAGAATCCGAAGCTGTTGTACTCGCGGTTTGTCAAGTCACGCTTCATTCAGGATCTCCATGTAATCGATCAAATCTCAATGGCGGGTGCTCGGCTCGCATATGGCAGCGGGGTAGCATGAAAGCGCTGTGCGGCGGCTGCAGGCCAAGGTGCACGATGTGACGGCGCCCACCCGTCACCCGAGCACCCGCCGTTGAGGTGTGAAGGCGCGATGTAGATCACCGCGGCGCGATCGCGCGTCGCGGTATGCACTTCCTTGGCTTGATTGGCTTCAGTCCGACGAATCGACGACTTCGCTGAAGCCGCACTTCGTGCACGTATAGCGGTGCAGGCAGTTGCCAACGGTTTCGCTCTCCATGACGTGCTTGCAGCCGAACTGGAACACCTTCACCGTGCCTCCCGAGTGGTCGCCGATCATCGCGAAGCTGACGCGGTCATGCATGAAGAACAGCCGCGCATTGCCGATCGTCGTGCGCAGCCAGCCGGTCGCGATCGGCGTGTACCAGAAGAACTTCGACTTCGCGAACTCTTCCCACGTGATCTCGGTCCAGCCGTTCGGTACCGTGTCGCATCCATATCCGTATTTCGGATGCGGCTCGCAGGCGATCTTGCCGCCCCAGTAGATGCCTTCGATCTGAGCGCGAAACGCGGCGTCAGCGCCGTTTATCTTGTCGAGCAGCATGTCAGGCCTTCGGCAGGAATTCGGCGACCTGGGCGTCGGCGAACTGCGCGAGCTCGGCCGCTTTCGCGTAGCCGGCGGCGCGTGTGCGCAGGTCGGCGATCTTCGCCGCGCGCGTGCGCGCCGCGGTGTCCGCCGCGTCGGCGGCGCCGATCTGCTGCTGCAGCTCGCCGATCTGGTCGTCGATCGCCGCGCGGTCGGCGGTCAGCTTGCGCAGCGCGGCCTCGTCGAACTCGACGACCGTCGGCCGCCACGTCGCTGCCTTCTGGCTGCCGTACGTCTCGCCGGTCGCGCTGCGCCAGGACTGCTTCGCGCCGCGCGCGCGGTCCGCCGCTTCCTTGTGCGCCGCGTCGAAGCCGGCGCGCAGCATCGGCGTGATCGTCGAGAGCCGCGCGGAGGCCGGCGCCGGCAGCGCGTCGGCGCGCAGGCCGAGCTTGTCCAGCAGCCGCGCGCGCATTTCGTCGAGGCCGATCTTCACGCCCATCAGGTCGTAGAGGAACGTGCGGCGCTCGGTCGCCGTCATGTGCGCGAAGCGCTGAGCGTCGAGCACCAGCGGCAGGCGAGGATCCTCGGCGATTTCGCGCTTGATCTTGCCGGCGGGCAGGGCGACGCTGTTCGCGTGCTCGCCGCACGCGACGACGATCTGGCCAGTGTCCGCGCCCTCGGTGACCAGCGAACCGTATTCCTTCTTCAGGGCGACGCGGACCGTGTCGCCCGTGAGAGCCATGCGAACGGCTTCCTGCAGGCTGCTCTTGCCGGCGCCGTTCGGGCCGACGAAGAGGGCGACCGGTTTCGAGAGCCGCACGTCGGCCGCGCGGATCCCGAGCACGTTCGAGACGTATATGTCGGTAATCTTCACGCTGCTTCTCCCTGTGGTCCGCGCGGCGTCAGGACAGTGCGGTGTCCGTCCGAATCCATCGCGCTGACGACGCCCTTGGCTTCCAGGAGCTCAATCAGCCGCGCGGCGCGGTTGTAGCCAATCTTGAAGTGGCGCTGCACGCTGGATACCGACACCTTCTGCTCGGCGATCACGAAGGCTTCGACCTGGGCGTAGAGCGGATCCGCGTCGTCTTGGCGACCCTGGTCCTCATGCCACGACTTCCAACCCTTGACCCATGCGATGCAAAGCTCGCCGGCCATCACCGGGCACTCGCTCTCCGGCTTTCCGTCGGCGGCGGCCTGGCGCCCAGCCTCGTATTGCTCGTCGAGCTGCGCCTGAGTCGGTCCGTCGCCGAGCTGCGGCACTTCGCGGAATTCGGCGTCGACGATGTCATCGTCCGCCGGGCCGTCCATGCCGTCGCCGTCCTCGTCGGTGTACTCGCGGCCGAGATCGAGGCCGAGATCGAGGCCGCGCTGATCCGACTCGCCGCGCACTTCGTCCATTCCGTCGGTATATGCGGCGGCGTCGGCGACGAATAGCAGCACGGCCTTGCTCTGCGCGTCGTAGAGAGCGTGGAGGTTCGGCGCGGCGCTGCTGAACTTCACGGCCGCCTTGACGCCGTCCTTGATCGTGATCTGCTCGAGATCGCCTTGGCAGACAGTGACGAATCCGGCGGATGCGGCCGCAGGCGCGCCTATCGAATCCGACGCAGCGCTACGCCAGCGCCAGACCGTGTCAACGGAGCTCCCGTCCCTCACGGTGCTCGCCGGGATAATCGGCGCGGTGGCGAACGTGGCAGGCGTCACGCGCTACGCCCCCTACGAGAACGACACGAGCGCGACGGATGCGAACGGCATCCCGTCGCACTCCATTTCGCTCGTGGTCGAGGGTGGCGACGCGACGGCGATCGCCAACGCGATCGCGTCGAAGAAGACGCCGGGCGCCGGCACCTATGGCACGACTGCGATCGTCGTCTCGGACATCTACGGCCGCCCGATCACGATTCGCTTCTTCCGCCCGACGGCCGCGCCAATCACGGCCACCGTCACGCTCAAGGCGCTCGCCGGCTACACAACGCAGACCGGCCAGCAGATCCAGCAGGCGGTGTCGGACTATGTCAATGGCGTGCAGATCGGCGGCGGACTTTCCGGCAGCGTGGAGTGGGGCGACGCGTTGACCGCGGCGAATAGCGTCGGCGGCGGCGTGACGTTCAAGCTGTCCGGACTGACGCTGAGCGGGCCGCGCGGCGCGGGCACGCCCGACTACGGGCTGCAGTTCAACGAAGCCGCGTCTTGCACGCCCGCGAGCGTGACTCTGGTGGTGACCTGATGGCCGACCTGAACGATTACACCGCGCTGATCACGTCGGAGCACCGCGACAAGCCGAGGTACATGGCAACGATCGCGGCTGTTGTGCAGCCACTCGTCGACCAGATGAATCTGCTCGCGAGCATGCCCGGCAAGTTCGACCTGGACGCCGCGGTTGGCGATCAGCTGGACGCGGTCGGCATGTGGGTGGGCGTGTCGCGGCGCATCCGCACGCCGCTGACCGGGATCTACTTCTCGTTCGACATCGCCGGGATCGGCTTCGATAAGGGGATCTGGAAGGGGCCCTTCGACCCCGACACGGGCCTGACGGTGCTCGACGACGACACGTACCGGCTCGTCATCCGCGCGAAGATCGGCGCGAACCACTGGGACGGGACGCTCGCGTCGAGCGCTGCAGTTCTGAACAGCATCTTCGGCGCGGACACGCACGTGTTCATCGAGGACCACCAGGACATGTCGATGACGATCGGGATCTCCGGAAAGGTTCCGTCTGCGGTGTTCCTCGCGCTGCTCGCTGGCGGTTACATCCCGCTGAAGCCTGAGGGCGTGCGCGTCAACTACACGATCGTCACGACCGTCGACGGTGCCCCGATGTTCGGCTTCGACATGAACAACCAGTTCGTCGCCGGCTTCGATACGGGGGCCTGGGGAAAGGCGGTCTGATCCGACCAACGCATTCCACGCTTTGAGCCGCCTTCGGGCGGCTTTTTTTATTGCTCGGAGCACTGATGGCAAACAACAATTTCAAGCCGTTCGCCGCCGCCGCTGGTGCGAACGTGATGGCGCAAGCCGATTACGAAGCGCTCGCGGCTCTTCTGACCGGCTTCTTGAGCGGCACGGCCCAGTCGGCGCAACTCAACAAGGTCTGGCGGCAGAGCTCGATCATGGCGGCCGTGCTCGCACAGTTCATCGTCGACCTGACCGGTCAGGATGCGATCGACGACGGTACGACGGCGACGCTGTTGGCTAATCTAAAGATGGCCACGGCAGGCCGCCTGCTCAACGTCAAGGTCTTCACGTCGAGCGGCACCTATACGCCGACGCCGGGGACAAACAGCATCGTCGCTGAAGTGCAGGCGCCTGGCGGTGGTTCGGGTGGTGGCGTTGCGGTCAGTTCCGGAAACATCGGGATCAGCGTTGCTGGCGGCGCAGGAGCCTATGCCAAGGCGAGATTCACATCTGGCTTTTCAGGGGCTGCGGTAACGATTGGCGCCGTTGGCGCCGCTGGGGCGGCCGGGGCGAATGCCGGGGGTACAGGCGGGACTACCAGCTTTGGCTCTCTCATTTCGTGCCCAGGTGGCGTAGGCGGTGGCGCTGGCGGGGCAACTGCAGGCTTCAACTTGATTCCCGGGACTACTGCGACAGCCGCGCCCACTATCACCGGCGCTGCTCAGACTTTGGCGAGCGTGGCTGGCGCAGCATCTGACTATGGCATCGCTCAGGCCTCTGGCGCGGGCGGTGTCGCGGGGCGCGGTGGTAACAGTATGATGGGGGTGGGGGGTATCGGTGGCATCGGAGGCAGTAGCCCCGCCCAAGGTACAGTTGGTTCTGGTCGCGGATCAGGTGCTGGCGGCACCTATATCAACGGCGGCGGCGCGGCCACTGCTGGGGCGGCCGGCTCCCCGGGTGTCATTGTTGTCTACGAATACGCGTAAGGGTGATTATGTACGCAATAGTTGAAAACGGTAAGGTCATCAATGTCGTCGAATGGGACGGACGCGCAGAAACGTGGAGCCCTCCCGCGGGCTCGACCGCGATGGCGGTGGTCGATGGGCAGGTGCCGCACATTGGCCTCGGTTATTCGAATGGTGAGTTCGAGCAGCCGCCATATGTAGCATTTGATGCTGGCATCTCGTGAGACTAAGAACCGGCCCCAACTCGAAGTCGAACTATAATGGCGCGGCCAAGTTAAGGAGCCACGCATGTCGATCGTTAGCGTTGTGAAGCGGCTGTTTCAGGAGGAAAACGAAAAGGCCGATGAGCCAAAGAATTGGACCGAAATTCGGGGATTCTCACATCCGCAGCGATATACGGAAAACTACTCGAAATACTCCGCACTCGGCGGGAGGGTCCAGCCTGAAGAAGACGCGGAACGATTCGCGCGTGGGCTCGTGTCGCACAATAACGACATGGCTCGTTTCTACTCGTTCTGCCTGATCTCAGATCTGATTGAGAAAGACCGGGTGCCGGGTGACTTTGCGGAGCTCGGCGTATGGCAGGGCAATACCGCCGAGCTCCTCGCCGCAATCGCGCGCAGGCAAGCGCGCAAATTGTACCTGCTCGATACTTTTGAGGGGTTGCCGGACGCCGATCTCGGTCGCGACGAGAAGCACCTTGCTGGCGCCTTCATGGACACCAGTGTGGAGGCGGTGCGCGCACGTGTGGGAGAGGACGGCACCGTTTTCGTGAAGGGCTATTTTCCTGAGACAGCCGCCCAACTGCCAGCCGATGCCCAATTCTCCATTGTGCATATCGACTGCGACCTCTATGCCCCCATGCTTGCCGCGCTCGACTACTTCTATCCTCGCATGTCGCCCGGTGGCTTCATTCTCATGCACGACTACGGAAGTTTGTACTGGGACGGAGCTGAAAAGGCCGTAGATGAGTTCTTTGCAGATAAACCGGAGGGGGTAATGCCTCTGCCAGATCTTGCCAGTACCGTTGTCATGCGCAAGAACAAACGATGACGCCTAACTGGCATTCAAACCAGATGAGCCGCCTCCGGGCGGCTTTTTCATTTCCGGGGACCGAATGAGAGCAAGTCCAACTGAAGTTGCCAGCTACGCCGGTAGCGGAGTGGCGTTGGCGTCATCGATGACGCTGACTGACATCGGCGTCATCGTGGGTATCGTGACTGCCGTGGCCACGTTCGCCCTCAACGCTATCTACATGTACCGCAAGGACAAGCGGGAGGAGCGTGAGTCGTTGGCGCGCCTTCATGAACTGGAGGCGCACAATGGCTAACGTGCCGAAGAAGACGCTGGTGAGTGTTGTGGGGGCTGCTGCGGCAGCCCTTCTTGTTTCCATCGTCCCGAAGTTCGAGGGGACGAAGCTGGTCGGGTATCTCGACCCGGTCGGGATCCCGACGAAGTGCATGGGCGACACGACGAACGTCGTCGTCGGCCAGCGGTACAGCGAGGCCGAGTGCCGCGAATCGCTCGAGCGACAGCTGATCGCGCATGCCGAGCCGGTTCTGAAGTGCACGCCGGGCCTGAAGGGACACACGTACCAGCTCGCAGCCGCGGTGAGCTTTGCCTACAACGTCGGCACGTCTGCGTACTGCGGCAGCGCGACGGCGAAGCGCTTCAACGCCGGCGACTGGCGCGGCGCGTGCCGCGCGATGAACCAGTCGGACGCGGGCCGTCCGCAGTGGGTCTATTCCGACGGGCGCGTGCTGCCCGGCCTGGTGAAACGGCGCGCCGAGGAGCGCGCACTCTGCGAGCGCGACCTATGACGATCACGAAAACTCACGAGACGCGCCGCACGCTGTCCGAGGACGTCTTCTACCCGGACCACGAGCCGCGCGCCGAGTCGGCGACGTTCCGCGCGAGCAAGCGCGCGATGAAGAAGGAGGGCGGCTACGTCTGCGCGGTGTGCGGCGACGATCAGGCCGTTGAGTCGCACCACCGGTTTTTCGAGTGGGCGTTCTCGCACGTGATCGACTGGAAGTGGATCCGCGGCGTCGCGCTGAACCAGGTCGACACGATGTTCAGCCACAAGCTGCAGCGCGTCGTGCCGATCCCGCGCCAGCACCCGGTGTGGGACGTGATCAGGCTGACGCAGGGCTTCGACTGGGAGGAGTTCGATCCTGCGCGGCCCGAGACGTTCGTCGACTCGACCTACAACCAGCTGCTGCTGTGCGCGCTGCACCACCGCGGCAAGGACCACGGCCGGCACGAGGAAAGCGATCCGGTCTGGAGCGTGCAGGCGTTCCTGCTGCCGGACTTCGTCTACTCGCCGGACGAGCTCAAGCAGCTGCACGCGAAGGAGCCGAAATGATCTTCCTGAAATTCGCCTGGCCGTATCTGCTGGTCGCGCTGCTCGGCGCGGCCGCCGGCGGGGGCGTCGAGCACCTGATCGGCGCGCGCCAGCTCGCCGACGAGCAGGCCGCGCGCGCGGCGGACGCGCAGCGGCATGCTGGCGACCTGGCGGGGATCTCGCGGGCGGCGCTCGCCGCGGAGCAGCGCGCGATCGCCGCCCACGACGCGGCCGCCTCGCGGGTGGCGGCCGTCGACGCACAACTCACGAAGGAGCGAACCGACCATGAAACCGAAAATCGCCGCCTGCGGGCTGCTCTCGCTGCTGGCACTGACCGGCTGCGCGTCGCCGTCCGGAACTGCACTGCAGCCGGTGCCGACGGTCTGCCCGGAGCTGCCGGCGCCGCCGGCGTGGGCGATGGTGCCGCCGCCGTCGCAGACATCGACCCAGCGGTTGCGGAGCGCGTTTTCGGGGTTGCCGGAGACGACCAGCGCGAAATCGACAAACTGAAGGCGATGCAGGGTTGGGTGTGCGCCGTGCGGCCGGCGACGCCCGGTTGCCAGTAA